CAATGGGTGTCCGAATACCTCCGATCGAACGGGGTAGGCGTATGAGCGTCGACCGGCTTCTCGACGAGCTCCGCACCGAATTCGACGGGGAGGTCGCCTTCCATGCCACCGTCCCGGCGAACCCGACCGCCCCGTCGATCATCGTGGCTCCCGCCGACCCGTTCCTCGAACCCGGCACTCACGGCACCGTGCGGGAATCGTGGGACGTCCTCGTCGCTTTCCGTATCGACGCCCCCGAGAGGAACGTCGGCCCCATGCGGGACTACTCGCTCCGCATCCGCGCCGCCGCCGCCCGCGCCGGCGCCGTATGGGAATCGGCGTCTGGTCCGCGCCGGCTGGGCGACGACAAAAGCACGATCGCAGTCTCCGCTAACCGCATCCACTACCGATACCCGCCGACCGAAAGGGAGTAACTCATGGCACTGCCAACCTTCGTTCCTGGCTACCTAGGGACCGTCACCATCGACGCCGAGGACGTGTCCGCCATCGGCAACGTCCTGTCCCTCAACCTCAACAAGCCGACCCTAAACAAGCCNGTCTTCGGCTCGAAATGGGGGAGAAGCATCCCCGGCCAGCGGACCGGCACGTTTTCCGCCTCCGGCCATATCGCCGCCGAGCGAGTCGCCGCCCTGTTCGCCCTGTTCGACGGCGACGAGCCGGTCGACTTCTCGTTGCAGATCGGCGAAGCCGGCCAGGCCACCGATGGCGGACTGATTCAGGGTAAATGCAGCATTAACTCGTTCACGATCGACGCTAACGCCGATGGCGAGTGGGAGTGGTCGATCCAGGCNGCCATCGACGGCGCCGTCGAGCACACCCCGCCGGCGTAAGAAGGGCCGGCTATGGCCGAGGCTACCGGCGTCCGCGTGGAAGGGATCGCCCAGCTGGTGCGGTCCCTCCGCCGCGTCTCTGACCGGTTCCCGAAAGAGATAAAGCGAATCCACAGGGAGCTTGCGGAGCCGATCGCCGACAAGGCGAAAAGGCGGGTGCGTTCGCGCTCCGGTCGCCTCGCCGCCTCGATCCGTCCTCAAGCTGGTCAACGGTACGCNCGTGTCGCCGCCGGCCGTAGGGGCCTCGACCGCCGCACCGGATACAACTACGCCGCGATCAACCACTTCGGCGGGTACCCCGGCGGGTACTCCGGCAACCCCTTCTTGACCGACACCCTCGCTGCGGAGGAACACCGCATCTACCGGGACTATGAGAGGGCCGTCGTGAAGCTGATAGAGACGAACTGGGAGACGATATGAGTGTCCTCGGGGACGTCGCCGCCCGCCTCCTCCCCGACGACAAGCTAACTCTCCGTGTCCACCAGGAGGACGGGACCACGTCCACGTTCACCATCGATCTCCGCTTCGACGACCTCAACCCCGACGAGCTCGCCTTCGTCGCCGGCCACCTAGGCGACCCCCGCGCCGTCACCGCCGCCTGCCTGTACGTCAAGATCCGCCGCCACGAACCGGCAGTTACCGTCGACGCCGTCGCCGAACTCGTCGAGGCCCTGTTCGACGGCGACCCCGCGGCCATAGAGATACCGGAGGGATAGCGCATGGCCGCTAATTCGGTTATCCGTGTCACGGTTGTCGCCGAGGACCGGATGACGCAGACCCTCGACCGCACCGCCAAAGCGACCGAGGGGATAAGCCAGAAACTGTCGAACATGGGGAAGGCCGTCGCCGCGGCGGTCGCCGTCCGAGCCCTCGGAGCCGTCAAAGACTTCGTTGACGACTCCGTCCGCGCCTTCTCCGACCTCGAACAGTCGATCGGCGGCACCGAAGCCGTCTTCGGGGAATTCTCGAAGGTCATCGACGAGCACGCCAGAAGCGCCGCCGAGTCGATGGGCCTCTCCGAAGCGGAATTCCGCACCGCCACCACCTCGATCGGCGGACAGCTGAAACGCATGACCGGCGATGTCCAGTTCGCCGCCGAGCAATCCGTCGAGCTTGTCCGCGTCGCCGCCGACCTCGCCGCCACCTACGGCGGCACCACCGCCGAAGCCGTTCAAGCCCTCGGCGCCGCCTTCCGCGGCGAAGCCGACCCCGCCGAACGCTTCAACCTCAATCTCAAGGCAAGCGTCGTCAACGCCAAAGCCGTAGAAATGGGCCTCGCCGCCACCGAGCGGGAAGTCGACGATAACGCCCGCGCCCAAGCGATCCTCGCCCTCGTCACCGAACAATCAGCCGACGCCCAAGGCCAATTCGCCCGAGAAGCCGACACCGTCGCCGGCCAGGCCCAGATCACCGCCGCGAAGATGGAAAACATGAAGGCGATCGTCGGCGAGACCCTTCAGGCCTATTCGTCGTTGGGCAACTACCTACAGCTCACGATGGGCAAGGCCCTCGCCAACCTCGCCGTTGGTATCCAGGAGGTCACCGGCGCTCTCACCAAAGGCGAAGCCGCCGTCAGGAACTTCGAGCTCGCCACCGGCCAAACCGTCCGCTCCGTCGATGACCTCATCGCCGCCGGCCTCGAAATGCGCGAGCTCGCCGCCGACAACTTCTTCGAGGACCTTTTCAACGACTGGGGAGAGGCCCAACAGCGTGTTGCGCGGGATATGCCCGACGTCATCCGGGGGATGGAGCTCACGTCCGAGGAGCTCATCTACCTCAAAGACAACATCGACAAGCTCACCTTCGCGTACGGCCTCAACGACGAACAGGCCGCCGAGCTCGCCGAGACGATCGACTCCGAGCTCCGCGCCAACGCCGAGGAAGCCACCCGCGCCTACCTCAACCAAGGCGGCGCCGCCAATCTTCTACGCGAGGACACCGAGGATCTCACCGAAGCCATCGACGAGAACACCGAAGCCATCGATGAGAACATCGAGAAGCTCCGTATCTCCCGCGAGGAGAAACGCAGAGAGGTCGACGCCACCTTCAACCTCATCAAAGCCCACCAGGAAGCCGAAGCCGCCCAGGACGCCTACAACGAGGCCGTGAAAGAGTTCGGCCCCGCCTCCGACGAAGCCGTCGAAGCCGGCCAGGAGGTCTGGGAGACACAACAGGCGCTGATCGACGCCGCCCTCGAATTCAAACAGGAAGCCGGCCCTAACTGGGAAGCCGGCTTCCGCCAGCAGATGGAGTCCGCTGGCGTGTCCGCCGACACCATCCAGAGGATCATCGACAAGGTGAAAGACCTGGAGGGCACCATCAAGGATGTCAACGGGTCCACCATCAACATCAAAGCCAACGTGCGGGTTCCCAAGTTCAAATTCGAGCAGAAGGGCGACTTCTACACGCCCAGCCAGACCGGTACCGTCACGCTCCAGCATGGCGGCGTCGTCACCGGCCCCACCATGGGCTTGATCGGTGAAGCCGGGTCCGACGAGGCGGTCATCCCTCTCAACCGCCAGGGGATGGAGTTCCTGGTCAAGGCCCTGCGGGAGACCATCACCCCCATAGTCGGTCCCAGTTCAGGGGTCGGCCAGCCGGTAAACATCACTGTCAACGCTCTCGACCCCCGCGCCGCCGCCCGCGCCGTCGTCGAAGCCCTCCAGGAATACGAGCGCGGCAACGGCCCCATCCCGATCCACGTCCGATCAGCATGACGACTCTCGTTGCTGTCCCCCCGCCCGCTCAGCCCCTACGGTGGCTCGGAGGCCCTATCGACGTCCGCGTCGAGGTCGACACCGGCGGCGGCGCCGGCCTCGAAACCGGCCTATGGGATATTTCCCGCTGGGGAGAGGCCCTTTGGGGATCGGTCGACCCCGACTGGCAGGACATGACACGCTACGTCATCGACGTAACCATCGACCGGGGAGCCGAACGCTGGGGACAGCGTTTCCGCGTCGGCACATGCACGATCCTCGTCGACAACACGAGCGGTATCTTCACCCCCGGCGTTGACGTCCCGAGCCCNTTCTTCCGTGAGTTCCGGCCCGGCCGGCGAATCCGCGTCGTCGCTCTCCCCGACCCGGCCGACCCCGACCTCAAAGTCCCGCTTTTCACCGGCCGCCTCGACGCCAGCGTCGACCAGTTCGGGGAGGCCGCCGTCGCCCCCGTCGCTGTCCTCCATTGCCTCGACCCGCTCGCCGAATTCCACGCTTCGAACCCGCCCGAAGGCGCCCCCACCGGCGTCCAGCTCACGTCGGAGCGCGTCCACGCCGCCCTCGACCGCATCGACTGGCCCGAAGACCTCCGGGACATCCAAACCGGCCTGCACAGCGTCCAGTCGTCCACCCTCGCCGACACCACCCTCGAAGAATGCGCCCGAGCCGCCGACGCCGAAGGCGGCGCGTTCTTCGCTTCCGAGGACGGCAAAGCAGTTTTCAAAGCCCGCAACTGGCTGACCGAGGACGACCGCTCCGTCAACGTCCAGGGATGGATCGGCTACGACGAGGTCCCCGAGGGAGCCCAGGCCGCCCCCGTCCTCGACGCCTCCGGCAGCTGGGAGCTCGCCCGCGTCGTCAACGACGTCGGCTTCGCCCGAGCCGGCGGGGCGATGCAATTTGCCGAAGACCCCGCCTCGATCCAGGCTTACGGCCGCCGCTCATACAGAAGAACGGACTTCATCAACTCATCCGACGGCGAGCTCGCTTCCCTCGCTGTCCGCTATCTCCAGTCGTTCAGAGAGCCCCGCCTCCGCGTCGACTCCGTCACCATCTCCGCTGTCGCCGACCCCGANAACGAGGACCGCAACCGCCTGTTTTGGGATACCCGCTTCGGTGACCGCCTCGCCGTGCGTGTCAAAACCCGCCGCTGGGAAGCCGAGCGGGAGGTTCACGTCATGGGGATTCGCCACCACATCACCGCCTCGGACTGGGAGGTCACCTTCCGCCTCGACGACGCGCAGACTCTCCCCACCACCTTCTGGGTACTCCAGGACCCCAAGCTCGGAGTCCTGGGCGAAACCACGAGACTTGCATGAGAGAGAGGATCGGACATGCCTGACTTTGTCGCCGGCGAGATCGTCACCGCCAACAAGATGAACCAGATCCCCAAAGGCGTCCTCGGCTACGC